GTCCTGCACGCTGTTTCCCGCGAGGCTGATTTCTTTCGGCGCTCCGCCCGCGCTATCCGCGCAGTACCAACCGCCGTCCGTCCGGCTGCTTGACTGGTATGGCTGATCCGCCTTCGCGGGCAGCAGGCTCTCCGCCTCTGTTTTGGTATATGCATCAATCGCCGCCGCCCGGTCAGCTTCCTGTTCGGCGCGATCCGCCTGCGTGGCAGCATTTGATGCGGCCTGCTCTGCTGACGCCTGCGCTGTTTCGGCTGCTGTTTGTGCGGAAGATGCAGAGGACACGCTCTGCGCTGCGTTCACCGCGCTTGCGGACGCCTCCCCGGCTTTTGCAGCAGAAGTGTCCCGAGCCGATTCCGCGGCACTCTGAGCAGCGGTGGACGCGGCCTGGGCCGATTCTGCGGCACTCTGCGCATCTTCTGCTTTTCCTCTCGCAGTCTCCGCGGCCAATTTTGAGGCCTCTGCGGCGATTTGAGATATACCAGCCGCGTCCCGCGCGGATTCCGCCGATGCTTGCGCCGCCTCGGCTCCTTCTTCCGCGCTCTGTGCATCGGCCTTGCTCCGGGCCGTTTCCGCCTTTGCTTCGTCAAACGCGGAAATCATCTGATTATAAACGGACGGAGTCGCCGCCGCCGCCGGGTCTGCCGCCGGGTCCGTTCCGGTGGAAATTGTTCCAACCGGGGCATAGACCGCGGGGTATACCACCGTATCGCTGTCTACCCCGACCACGCCCACGAACAGCATCTGTCCGGCAAGTGTCTTTCCCATGCACTCCCATGGGATATAGCAGGTGTAAGCAGCACCGGAATCCAGTAAAACGGCTTTGGAAACGGCCCCCGCGCGAAATACGGCGGTAATAGTAAGCCCATCCCAGTCTGAAGAAAACGTAAACGCCGTCTGCACTTTATGTACCGTGCCGCCGGTAATGGTCTGGGTTTCCGTAATGGTGGTGTTTGCACCGTCTGCATAAACTCGAATCATCGTGCTCCTCCCGGTTTCTCATCAAATTAGGGCCATGCCGTAGTCAAAGACCTCCGCCTTGGCGTCCGTCCCCAGCGTGACGGTCAGCGTCACAGCCGCGGCCCCATCCGGAACGGCGGCATTCAGGGAAAACGCCGTCTCTTTGCAGGCCGCCCCGGTTTGCAGGTTGACCGTGTCCGTGGTGTCTCCGGCGGTCAGGCTGTGAACGGTCCCGGCGCTGTCGGTGAGCGAGAGGGCCACGCTGCCGCCGCTGTGCCGGACCCACGCCGCCAGTGTCCCGCAGGCGGGGATATCGTGAGCCACGGAGGTCATGGCCGCCTCGGTCCCGGCTTCGGGCGCAATGTGAATGGTGCCGCCCAGATACTCGTCGGAGAGTCCCGTATAGAGGTTCAGGTTGATGGATGGTACGCCCAAATGTTTACGGATGGTTACAATGTAGCTCTCCCCGTCCAGAAGGTCCAACGGGGTGTCCAACGTAAAGGAAACGTCAACCACAGCGTATGCCCCGACATTGGGCTGCCTGTAATCCGTATAGGAGATAACGTTATCCGTATTTCCATGGCTGACCACAATGTCAATTGGAAATCCATCATATGCCGTATCATAATTGGACTGGAAACGGAACTCAACGCCCGTCAGCCTGCCGTTGCCCGACGCGGTAAATGCGCGTGAAAGGTAGTTCGCCGCATAAGAGGAAGAGAGTCCGGACACAAGGTCTCCCTGCCCGGAACTGGTCAGGCACAGTTCTCCGGATTGGTGGCACAGCGCGTCGGAGCGGGAGGCAATACCGGCTGCATCCAAAAATCCGTCAAACAACAAGTTCTTTTTATAGCTGGTATATTTTTCGTCGTAGTAATTCGCCATCATCATTTGATAGGAATTGTAGACAAACGGAACCACCTTCGCTGCCAAATCCACCTGCGATATTGCGCCTATATTGGTCCTTGCTTCCGCTGCCGTTTTGCCTCCGGTACCGCCATGCGGAATGTCGATATCAGGAATAACCCACTCGGCGTCATAATCGCCGTCAGACCGTTTTACAAGCGCCTGCCCAGTTGTTCCACCTGACGGAAGGTTGCCGGAGGCAAGCGCGGCGGCGGAGATTTTAGCTGTAATTTCTGCTGTAATGGACGGAATCAGGATTGTGTTAATATACGTTTTCAGCGTATTTCCCCCTGCGTCAAACTTGGCTTTGAGCTGGTCCGGGGTCAGGCCGCCAACGTCGTTCGGTTCATCGTCAAGCGCGGAAATAATGTTCATATCGGTGTTTATGGCTGGAATAGACATAAGGACCTCCTATCTCACGTTCCCGGTGTAGCGCACCGGGATATTTACAGCAAGCACCGTCCCCGTAGCGACGGAAGAATGGGACGAAAGAATCAGTTTATAATAGACATATTTTTTCGCTTTTAATTTTAAGCGGACAATATGCGGTCTGCGGTTCGTCCGAAAGCTCCATCTTGCAAAGGTGGCGTGCGCAAACGTGGCGACCGGGGCCGGATAAATTTCTTTTTCGACGGAATTTCGGTTTCGGTCCGTCTGAATCCGCGCGGTAAAGCGGGCCTGACTCTCCGGTTTCATGGAAATCCACAGCCAGGGTGACTGCTTTCTCGTCCATGGCCGTCCAAACGCCATGTTTCCGGTTTCGCAGTAAGCGTCTATTTCCGTTCCACTGTCGTTTCGGTATTGCTCCGATACGTGGACCAGTTTCCCGTCTGCCGTGCCGTAATAAAATTCCCCGTCAACGGAAATCATGCAAACAGCGGGAAACGCAAGATATCCATACCATGCATCGGCGGCGTAGTTGTACACCAGCGCGGTGCTGCCGCAGACAATGTAATATTCGTTGTCCCACTCGTCGTCAAAAGTGACGCAGGAAGAAAGGTCAAACCCGGAAAGAGTGCTTCTCACCCGGTCGCTCTTCCGTTTGGCCTGGCGTTCATCAGCCGTCAGGTAAGTGCTGGAAGCCTTCCACTCATACACCGCGTTTTCACACAGCGTCCAGGGGTTGTTTTCCAATAGCCGGACCTGTCCCGGCGCTATGTTTCCAAGCTCACGGTTAATGGGCGTTCCATAAAAAGCCGCGGTTACTTCCCCGCTGTCCAGCGTAATAGTGGAATACTGCACGGAATAGGTGCTGTTTGTCTTGAAGGCAATCAGGCGGGAAAAGTGCCGGATCAGGCCCGTGATGGGTGTGTTGGACTCTCCCACATCCAGCACATTCAGGTCCGGGAAATACTCTGCCGAGGGCAGTCCGTCATGGTCCACACCGCTGTAAAGGGCCTCGTTGCTTCCATCGCCGTACAGGAACACGCGGGTGTCGGTGATGCCGTTAAACAGTTCGCAGTATTTCATGCTCTCTACGGCGGAACGGTCTCCGGTCCCTTTCGTCCAGGCAATCACCACATTGTTTGTCCCCTGCGCCGGTACGCTCACAAAGGTAACCGTGCCAGCCGTCAGATTCACGGTGTAGTCTGTGGTAACGGTTTTTCCCGCCCCATCCACCGTCACGGAATCCACGTTGTCAATCTCCGTCTCCGTAAGCTGAAATACCGTGGAGGTCCCGTCCGGAGAAAACTTCTGCCGCTTTTTCCCGGTCAGCTTGTTTACCGATTCCAGCAGCGTGCCGCCGCCGCTGGGCGGCGTCGCGGTGGCCACAATGGGGACATATCCCGCAACTTCGGAAACGGCGTTTGTCCCATCCCACACGTAGTAGCCGGAACCGGTCAGCAGATAAACTTTGTTTGAAAAACCAAAGAATGTCGTTTCCGTGTCGTCAATATCGCCTACGGAGGAAAAGGTCCAGCCGGAGGTATCAATGTCCCACGCATGCCCGCCGGACGCAGCCAGCAGATGCTCCGTACCATTTACATAACCGTGCCAGAGTCCGCGCACCACGCCACCTCCGGTCAGCATCAGCATGGTTTTTGTACCGGGCCGAATTTGCAGGCTGCCGTCTTTTGTCACACGGAAATTCCGCATTTTGGCGCACTCGCCCGGTTTAAGCTGCGTGTCTCCGTTTTCGCTCTCGTTGAGTCCCATCCACTTTTGAATTTTATAAATTTTCTCATCCGTACCGGTCAGAACATCCGCCATGGGTTTTCACCACCTTCCGAATTGGCCCATGTTAATTCCACCGTAAAGGTCCTCAATCGGTTCGCTTACCGCGGGCGTTCCAAGTCTGCGGAACCGCGCTAAAAGCTCCTGATACCGCTGATTGCAGTACGAGGCCACCTGCGGATTCTCGTCCAGAACCAGGTGTGCCGCCAGTCCATAGGGAAGAATGGCGTGACACAGCTCATCGTCAAGGTATAAAACGCTGTCCAGGCTTACCAGAATGGGAGGGGCAAACCTTTTTCCGGCGGTTGTGGTCTGCGCGGTATCCGAAACCGGAAAACATTCCGCCTGCAAAAGATTGAGAATGGCAAGCGCCCGGTTTTTATACTCCTCATTATCCGTGGTGTCCGCCTGCCCGGTGCTTTCGTCCAGACTGTCCAGCAGACTCATGGCCTGCTCAAATACCCACTGTCCGGTTGTCGTCGTCATGATGCAGTCTCCCGCTTTCTCGTGGAAGCGGGGCGTTTACCACGCCCCGCCCATATTCCTTTTTAGTTGGTCGCTTCGGCCACACCGGAATTCAGCAGGCCGTCCTTGCAGGCGTAGGCCCGGATGGTCTGGCCGCTGGCCAGCGTGACGGGTTCGGAATACGTGGAGGCGTTGCCGGAAGTCTTGGGGTCCGTTCCATCGGTGGTGTATTTGATAGCCGCGCCGGTGGTGGCCGTTTCAACCGTGGCGGCGTTTGCGGATCGTGGCGATCAGTTCCTGCCTGTTGCTGATATAGCCGTCCGGAATCCGCTCCAGATAGTCGATAATGTCAATCTGTTTCTGCATCAGGAGATTATCCAGCGTGTTCATCTGCGCGATCTCAGACCAGTAGGCGGAGCCGCCCACATCCAGTTTGAGGGACAGCGGAACGCGCTCTAAAATTCCAAAGTCAAATAAAACGGGCGCCGGGTCCGCCGGTGCGCCCATGGCCTGCTCCTGCTCCGTGGGCGGCAGCTCCACATAGCGGATTCCGTAGTAGTTCCGCATCATGTCGAGCCAGATGTTACCCAAATCCTCCACACACTGAAAAAGGTTCTGCTTCGTCAGCTCCATAGGCACGCTGGACGCTTTTTGCAGGGCGATAATGGCCGACGTGTTGTCCGGCCTGGTGTCGCCCAGCGCCGCGTCTGTCGCTCCCATAAATTCCTTAGTCAGAGAAATTGCCATTTCAATAAACTGGGAAATCTGAGGGGACACTGCGGCGGGATCAATGGCCTTTGCCACGGAATTGATGTCGCCGCCGTTTACGCCAATTGCGGCGCCCACGCGGGAATCCCATTTTGCGATTCTGGTTTTGTCGTAGACGATTTTCGGGTAAGCGGTGGTCATGAGGGAGATCATGGTCATGGCAAACACTTTGTTGACAAATATCTGGTTTGGGATCAGGCCGGTTACCGTCGCCTGCCCGTGATAACAGTTTTGGACAAAATCCCACGGCATCCAGATGATCGGATAAAGTTTCTGCCCGGTGTCCCACGCCTTCCGCACAATGGCGTCTTTCGTGACCTTCATGCACCACATGGTTTTGGTTTCCCTGTCCTTCCACATGCGGAGAACCGTGGTGCATTTCCCATCCGTCAGCGCATCAAACCGGTTGTTGGCCTCGTCGGTATCCGGCTGCACGCCGTCCGTTTCACCGCTTTCTTTTGCGCTGTGCTTAACCTGCTTTACATCCTCCCGGCGGCTAATCAGGATGTACGGCTGTGACTGCACCTCGCGGGACGTCGGGTTACCGAAAATCACCCGCGTATTTTCCAGCAGCTCTGTTTTGATGGAACCTTTTGCCGTCTGTCCGGTCTCTATGGAAGGGTCGAAATAAGTGTAAATGCAGGCGTCCCCGTCCACGGCGGAGTTCCGCATAAAATCTCGGGTTTTCTTTCCCATTTTGTTCTGTTCAAACAGGGCGGTAAACTGGGCGTTTACCACGGAGCAGAGCTGCTCCATTTGCTGTGTCCCGTTTAGCCCGGAAGAGGATAAAGGAGAGGCGTTCATTTTAATATTGTCCGTGGCCGTGGACGCCACCAGGAACAGGATAATACGCTTGATAAAATTGAACACGGGGGTTGGAAGCCCGTTGGACTGCACGCCCTCCCACTGCTTTCCGATGTAAAAATTCTCGTTACTCTCCACCGTGTCGTAGAGGTTGATGTTGGTGTTGAACGACACGCCCTTAGAAAGTTCTTTCTGGATGCTCTGCGGCGTGATTTCTTCCTTCGCCATTAAATATCCCCGCCCTCCTGCTTCTTCTTCATCGGGTCGTAACTAAGCAGGTTGGAAAGCCCCTCCTGCATTTTTGCATCCGTCAATTTGAACATGGGTTCCTCGGCATCATTCCGGCTCTTTCCTGCTTCTGCTTGAACTTTGCCTATCTGTTTCAAGATGTTGTCCCCAAAGCAGCCAAACGCCTTAATGAGTCTGAATATCAGAACGCCAATAACCGCCAGTTCCGTAAATATCAGCGTGAAAAGCAGGGCAAGAATCAAAGTACGCAAGGTATTCCCTCCTATCCAAAGGCCAGATAGCTTTTGCTCACCCGTCCGCCGCACATGGCGGTGTCGTAATCCGCCAGTTCCTCGTCCTCGTCCGGCACCGCCGCTTTCGGGAGAAAGCCCTTGGCCCCCATGGCGCGGAACGCGCAGAAGTAACGGCAGGCGTCCGGGGCGTGCGTGATATCGTGCGGCTCCTTCGCACAGTCGGACGGGTTCTTGTCGTCGTGCTGCAAGGACGGAAGGTCACGGATCAGCCGGTCGCAGCAGTCGAACACCATCAGGCCGGGTTTCTTATCCTGCCGGAGCTTCAGCGCCTCCTTGACCAGCATCCATCCCTGCACGCGGGAGTTGGAGGCCCGTACCAGCCCGATACCGTTCTGCGTGAATACCTCCGCCATGGTCCGCCCGCTGTCTTTTTGGGTGGACCACATGTCGGGCGGGGCAATGGTGTACTGTACAAACTCGTCGGCTGGCGTCAGGTTTCGCATGGCCGCCGCCGCATCGGAAACGATCAGGCCGCTTTCGCAGTATTCGCGGTAGAACCATGCCCGCCCCTCAAAGTCAATCGCCACCCAATAGCAGGCGAACATATCAAGGCCGTAGTCAAACGCCCGGTAACGGGGCCATTCTTTGGGCAAAAGGAACGGTTTGCAGACGTGAACCTCCCGCCTGAACTCGCTGAAATACTGGCCCGCCATGGCATCCCAGTCGCCGTATCGGTGGGCCGCCCGGATGTCCTCCGGCAGCAGGTCCAGAGAAGCGATGTAGTCCCTCTTTGCCTCATCGGAGAGCGCGGTATTGTCGTCCACCGTGGCAGGAATAAACAGATAATCGCTTGGGTTCTCGTTCTCCGTGTACTCACGGGAGACGAAAAGGCGCTTGACCCACTGGTGTCCCACGCCGCCGGGATTGCAGGTGAGGTACATCCGCTTGGGGATGTCGTTCACGCCGCGCAGGCACGCGCCCAGTGTGCGGAACTCGTATTCGGTAAACTGGGTGGCCTCGTCCAGAAAAATCCAGTCATATTCCTGGCCTTGATATTCCAGCAGGTCCGCCTTGCTTTGCAGGTGTCCGAACTTTACGGTTGATCCGTTTCGGAAAAACACGGTCCGCATGGTAGCGTTGTAGTCGGCAATGAGCTGGCCCGCCGGTCTCCCGTCCACCGTGGCGCTGTAAAGCATCTGCATCAGCGGCGTGATAATGTTGGATTCCAGTTCCGGGTAGGTACGCCGCATTACCAGAATGCGGATAGGACATAGCCCCGCCGATTGTTTTGGCCCGCACGGCCCACGATTTGCCTCCGGCACGGGCGCCGCCGTAAGCCGTGTACTTTTTTCGGGAAAGGAAGAACTGTTTCTGCTTATCGTTCGGCTCCGGAATATTGAGCTGTACGCTGTGGTCCCCGCCCGCAACCTTTTTGGGCCTCCCCATGTCTCACCGCCTCCGCTGGAAAAAGAAAAAGCCGGTTATGTACGGTTTCCCGCACACAATCGGCTCTAAGGCTCTTTCACAATTTTTACTTCATGCTCCGCCCGGCACGCTTTGCACCAGACCCAAATCCTGCCCTCTTCGTCCACCCGGAACAGTTTGTTCCAGTGCAGCGGACATAATCCGTATCCGTCCTTTATGACCGGATTCTGTTTTGAAATTTTCTTTGTGGCGTTCAGAAACAACCACCCCCTGTTTTTCTTGTACCCGGTGTCTTGGATTGTCTGGGCGGATGGACGTGTACTAAGGATACCCCCGTCCTCTCGAACCGCCCCCTGCTTTTCCGCTACCGGGTGGGGTTGGGTGGCCGGTTTTAGAATTGGCAATCCACCGCTCCCCTGCCTGTCCATCCTGCCGCCCTGGGCCTCCAGCCGTCCAGCGGAGAATCGGTTGCTGATGGAGGCGTCCTGTTGGGCCGGTTTATCCACGAAACCACCGTAAAGCGGCTGTTTCATCGAGATCATGGCCATGCAGTCGGTCCGCTGCTGTAGCTGGTCCGAGATAGCGTCAGCCGTCTTTTTTAGCACAACCGAAAGCCCCGGTGTATACAAACTCTCCTTGTTGTTCATCCATTCGTTGAGCGTTCCGGAGGTTACTCCAACAAAACCGGCTAATCCTTGCCACGTCGGCTTTTTCCCGGCGTCAGAGCAGGTAGAAAGGTAATCTTCGCATAAATCACAAAGCTGCTCCGGCGTGTATTTGGTTTTACCTCTGCGCCAGTCCAAACCGTGCCGCTCCGGCTGTTTCTCAACCAAAGCGTCCCGCTTTACTGGCTTTTTCGCCGTTTTTGTTCTCATGATCTACCTCCCCTCTCTGCTTCCTGCCTTTCTGTTTTTGCCTCTACTTCGTAGAGGAGTGAAAAAAACTAAAAAACGTAGGTAAATATTGCACAAGATTTGTGTTGCTACTTTGTGCAATATAAATAGCAGCCTTGCGGCCTTAGAGCCGCAAGGCTGCTTTAATTATGTCTAAATTGTAAATTCCTATTTTTATTCTCCGTGTTCCTCAATGAGCCGGTCCAGCGCTCCTGCGCCGCCGTCATGGGCGGCTGTTCTGCTGTTCGGTCCCCCGCACGCCATGAATGGGCGGGATATTGAGATAATCCATCAACGCAGTTTCCAGCAGCCTAGAATAATTTACGCCTTGTTGCTCTGCGGCATCCTTCAGCCACGCCGGGAGCGTGGTATTTGTTTTCACCCGTTTGTTGTCCAACTCGTTTTTGACTATATCGGGAAACACGACAACAGGCGCAACCAGATACCCCGGCGCGGTGCTGGGGTCAACCTGCGGAGTTTTGGACGGTTCGGGGATCTGTTCGCCGTCTTGCTCCATGCCGTAAATATGCAGGCCCAGAGCGTCCGCCGCCTCCCGCTGTGCGTCTTCAAAGGTTTTGCCAAAGCTCACGCAGCCGGGGAGATCGGGAAAGTATACACCGTACCCATCCGGCCCCGGCTCAAAGACTGCTAAATATGATAATTTGCGCATATCGCATAAACTCCTTTCAACCCGCAAGCGGAGCCTTAGTTTTATTTCAGGCCCGCTTGCTTTTTTATGCTGTTCAGGGTTCCGGCGGGGATATCTCCGGTATGCATTGGGACGGTAACTCTTCCGGGCTTTGTCGGGTGTTTTAGCTGGATGTGTGACCCCTTGGTTCTTCCGGGCATGTCATACCAGCCGTCTTTATGAAGCATCTTTAATACTTCCCGTGCCGTCATCGTTATCCCCTCCTTATGTTGCTAATTATACGCCCATTTTATACGCATGTCAAGTATTTTGTGCGTATTTTTTATGCGCATAAAATAAAGAGGCCCCCGGCTATTATTGGCCGGGGGATTTCTCATGTTTGGCCTGATTTTCCCTTACCGCCTGGGACAGTTTTCCCATTCGTTCCTCCCGCTCCGCTTGCGCGTCTATGGCATGGGCTATCCAGTCCGCCACGGGCTTTCCCTGCGCCTCTGCGGCTCTCTGAGCGGATTTCAGGGAGTCAGAGGGTAGCTGTACCCCCTGCGGTGCTTTCAGGCTGTCCTGTGCTGCCTTGGAGGCTTGTGGCGTGTCCTGCTGTTCTGGTTGCTGCTCCATTTGCGCCGGTGGTACTGTGCCGCCCTCCATCCGGGCCTTGATCGCGCCAACTACATAGACGTTGACACTTTCCCCGGCTTTCTCTGCCGCCTGTTCAATATCCGCTTTTGTCAATTGATCGCCGCCATCTTTCCGAATGCGAAAAGTCAGCCGGTCCAACTTTTGCAAATATTTATCATTTGACGCCAATTTTCTTGGGTCTGTTGCCATGCTTACACACCTCCAGCATTTACCCATTTATAGCATATTATCACACATTATATATGGAATGTCAACATGATTCTTGCTGTATCATGTCCCCATGAAAAAATAGCTAAATTCATGTCTCCATGTTCGTCCATTCTGCCAATTGTGTTTCATGTCACCATGCCATATAATAAAACCATCGAAAGGAGGTGAACGCCGATGAGCAAGCGAAAGAAAAAGGGCGGTAAGGTTCAGCCCGACAAACTGATAAACCTTACCACCGCTTTACTTAACCTCATAGTTTCTTTGATTCTCCTTTGGGAGAGGTTCAAGAGGCCGGAGGTTCGAATCCTCTCACTCGGACCAAAAACAAAAGGCAAAAAAGATTTATTGCTTACAAAGCCAGTAAATCCAAGCCTTTCGAGGGCTTCCACGATGAAAAGTGGAAGCCCTTTTCTCGTAGATTTATTAGGGTAAAAGCTTCACTCAGACAGGACTCAAACCTACAAGTAAGAACATTCATGAGTGGCGCCCTTTTTCGCACAGAGAAAATGAAAAAGGGCGCCACTCAAAATACAATCAAAGGAATGAGCTGAAACCAAAAAGGGCGCTGATTTTTAAGGCTGATTGAAAGCCGATAAAGTTAGCGCCCTTTTTTATATATACACCAAAATCACATTAAAAATGAAAGCATCGGAAAGCCGGAGAATTGGAGTGCGGAAACGCACTTTATTTTCCGGCTTTTTTTGTTTTCTGGAAAGGAGTAGCCATGTTGGTACGCTATAAAAGAAATAAACAAACCGCCTGCTACGATTCAAACACTCTCTCCACTGTAGGCAGAATACCACCGGCCGAACGGCCACGCGGTCCATTCCAAAGCTGCGGCAGCTGCCCGTACCCATCCCACGGTTTCTTCTGCTATAGCTCGGAGGGAGATTGCCTCAGAACCGATATGCAAAAAATTGCAAAACGCAGGAAAAACGAGATGAATGATGGAAACCGAATTAACAAAACGGATTAAGGCGCTGACCCATCACTACCGTCCAAAGCTGCATACCGAAAAGCGAACCCTCCGGTGGGCGGATGAGGTATGGACGCCGTCAGGGATCGTAGACAGCATTCGGTTTGAGGACTATTACGAGAATGAGGAATATCTCTGCAGGCTTCTGGATGCGGAGCGGTTTTCCAAAAAGGAACCATACCTGACGGAGCATAGACATGAACCCGGAAAATGCTTTCGGGACGGCAGCACAGAGCAAAATGCGCAGAAATGCCGGGGCTGTGTCCTGCGGTGCCATAATTGGCGCATTGGGATGATGGTCACCTGTTTTGAAGTCAAAATCACCTATCAGGATTTCAAAAGCAGGAACGGCCATAACTTTCATGGGAACGAAAATTACTACTGTGTGCCGAAAGCCCTTGCCGCCAGAATCGCTGGGGAAGTTCCCGCCCACATCGGCATCCTCGCATATTTTGAAGGGGAACGGCAATACGGGCTCCGGCAGTTCAAACCGGCTGAATGGCAGGAGGTATCGGATCAAACCAAGGTACTGCTGCTGTACAACGCCATGAAAAAGTGGTGCGACGGAGCGGTTTTCGTGTAACCGCCGGATGTGCATTGCAGTGATCAATCAAACGGAGGTATCAAGATGAGCGTTAACGCCAGAGAAGAAAAAAATTTTTCAGTAGAACTCAGCCGGTGGAACCCTTCCGGTATAAATCCGTCGGCAGAAATCGCACTCCCCGCCACACCCTATGAGCTGGCGGATGCGTTGGAAAGAGCGGGAACCGCCGGGGACACCGTTTATTCTGCGGAGGTTTTAAGCTGCCAGCTGGACTATCTGCCGCAATTTATCCAGCCCGATATCAATCTTCATGAACTGAACCACCTCGCACAGCGGCTGTCTTCCCTGAGTGCATGGGAACTGGACTGCTTTGAGGGCATGGTGATGATGGATGCCGTTCAGACTCAGTACGCTCCCATTCCGGTGGAGCGGCTCATCAACATGACACACAGCACCGAGCACTGCCAGATCGCCTATGAAGCCCACGACGATTCGTCCCTCGGTAAATTTTATGCGGATAATGACTTTGTACCGGCACTGGAAAAGGTATCGGATGAAGTCTACGCATATTTGGACTTTGGTAAAATTGGCAGAGAGATGCGTGAGGGCGAGGGTGGCGTATTCACGCCTCATGGCTATGTGGTGCAGAACGGTGAGATTGCAGCGGACTACCACAGCGGCGATGCGGTTTCCCTTGAAAAGCCGGATTACACTGTGCTTCTCCGTGTAACCAAGGGATATTTTAACGGCCCTGCACAGGACAGTGAAGCGGCTGTCTACCTGAAGCTCCCTGCCGGGGATGCGACGCTTTTGCAGGCGGTTGATGCTGTCGGAGTGGCTTCCCCGGAGGAATGTGCATTCTCTGCGGAGGACTGCATGGCGCCAAGCCTCACCGAAAAAATAAATGACGCCCTGTATGCCTCGGAGGGCGACTGCTACGGTCCGGTGAATGAGCTGGCAGAGCAGCTCCGGCAGCTTGAAATGGAAAACCGCCTGCCGACCTACAAGGCGATGCTGGAGGAAGCACCCGGCGATCTTTCTCTGGAGGAAGCCCTTGACCTTGCATCCATGACAGAGGAATTCAAGCTTTTGTCTGATTCTCCCGCAGAGTATGCGAAAAAGGAAATCCAACGGATGCTGTCTGTGGGAAGCGATTATGGGCTGAACAAATTCTGCGATCTGGAAGGCTACGGGCGATATCTTTTGGAACAGCGCGGCGTTGCTGAAACATCCTATGGAATGCTGGAGCCGCAGAACGGCATGACGGTGGAGCAATGCCTGAACCGTCCCAGCCAGAGCTTTGGGATGGAAATGAAATAAGCGAAATTTTGTTGGCATTTGGTATAGCTATTCCAATGAAGCTGTGGCATTGTGTTGTGCTGAAGGAGGTGAGGCAGTTGGACGAAAAGCTCTTGGATTTACTGGATATGGCGCTTGCGGAACGATTTCAGCTATCGTATGCTGCCCTGCGTGAATCAGACCCTCAGTCGGAGAAACTGGTGCAGGAATTAATGTCACTCAGTGACAGCATCCAGAACAGCTTTGAAATCAGTCAAGGTATAAAAGACAGAATTGAGTATTATCTGAGTCAAAATTCGGATTTGGAGGTAACGTTTCAGAAGCATCTGTACATTCAGGGCGCCAAGGACTGCGTAGCAGTGTTAAGAGAGCTTGGCGTAATCCAATAGCGCAAGCAGAGATGCCTGTGCTTTTTTAGACCCAACATCAACACAGGGCCGTTTCCCCAACAGGAGGCGGCCCTGTTTTTTTGCGCCCTTTTTGCCTTTCTTTCCGGGGAAACGGCCGGAAAGGAGGACCCATGCAGAAAGAACAGCTTGCAGAGCATCTGCGCCGGTATCACCACGGCGCAGAAAACGCCGTCATAAGCAAAGAGCTGGAACGCAGCTTCGGCGTTTCAGGCAAGGAGCTGCGGGATCAGGTCAATGCCCTGCGCCGGGAGGGTGTTCCCATTGCCAGCGACCAGAACGGGTACTTTTATGCGAAAACCGAAGCCGAGGTGCGCATGACCATCCGGCATATGAGAAACCGCATCAGCGGAATCAGCGCCGCCATTACCGGCCTGCGCCGCTCCCTTGCGGCCTTTGACGATACCCAACTGCGCCTGCCGCTGGAAGGAGGTGATGACTTCTGAACAGCTTCATGTCCTGGATCGGCGGGAAGAAATCCCTGCGGGAGCTGATCGTCACCCTGTTTCCCCTCTATTATGAGCGGTACATTGAGGTATTCGGCGGAGGCGGCTGGGTGCTGTTCCATAAGCAGCCCGGCAACGATTTTGAGGTCTACAATGACTTCAACGGCCTGCTGGTCAACCTCTACCGCTGCGTGCGGGAAAAACCGCAGGAGCTGATGGCGGCCCTTGCCTATTGTCTCAATTCCCGCGCGGATTTCGAGCTTGTGAAAAACGCCCTCGCTCGTGATTCTCCCGCATCGGATGTGCAAAGGGCGGCGTGGTTTTACCAGCTCATCCGCTACAGCTATGCGTCGGGGCTGACCAGCTACGGCAGCCAGCCCCACGACATCCGCAGCAACTTTCCCCTCATAGAGCAAGCACACCGTCGGCTTTCCAAGGTCGTCATCGAAAACAAGGATTTCGAGAAGCTCATCGGGCAGTATGACCGCCCCGTGAGCTTTTTCTACTGCGACCCGCCGTATTTTGAAACCGAAAGCTATTACAAAAACGTGGGCGAGGACGGTTTCACGGAAAAAGACCATATCCGTCTGCGGGATGTGCTGCTGCGGATCGACGGCAAATTTCTGCTGTCCTACAACGACTGTGAATTTATCCGCAGCCTCTATGAAGCACCGGGCATCCAGACGGAAGCCTTTACCCGCATTAACAATATCAAGCAGCGGTACGACAACGGAGCGCAGTTCCCCGAAATCCTCATTGCCAACTATGATCTGCATGAGCGCGAGAAAAACGCTCCGTCACAGCTGAATCTGTTTGGAGAAGGAGGCTTCATGGAATAGGCAAAACGCCCTTAGCACAGCATTGCATAAATCTCAAACCCAATCTTTTATAGGAGGAACTCATTCATGAAAAAGAATCAAATGCCCCAAATCGGTCTCCCTGCCGACGCCTGTGAGCAATCCGGCTTTACCGACAAGGATACGCTGGAGCTTCATGCCGGACAGAACGCCCTTGTGTTTCTGAAGGACAAAATGACGGCCTTGGAGGTGGCGAACGCCATCCATAGTCTCAGCGCCCTCGCCTCGGATTTGACCGTCGTTCTCGCCTCCGCCTGCGGCCTTTGCAGCAACTGCGGCGATGAATGCGGGGAGGGCTGCCCCGCCGAATGGGTGGCAGGGTGCTCTCTCTGCCATGATCTGCTGGATGAAAGCCAAAGCATCCGCATCCCCGGCTATCTACTGGAGGAATCGGGCATCCCCGCGGACGCCAAGCTGGAAGCCTATACGGACGAGGACAGCGGCGAAATCACGGTGGTAGAGGCGGATGTCCAGCAGGACATTACCGATGTGCCGGCAGGTATTCTTACGGTGCTGGCCCAAAGCGGCGTGTGCCTCGCGGAGCTGGATGAGCTGATTATGCTGGAGGAAATCGTCTACGGCAAATAATCGGTCTTGGATTCCCAACACACGATCCGGGAGGTGAGCATATGCCGGGAATCACCCTGAAAAACGGCCTCATTTCCTACTACGGAAACCCGGCCGGATATACAGAAAAAGAAAAGGCGGTGGTGGACAGCATCTTCCGAAACGACGAGCTGACCACATGGCTCAAAAGCCGCAGCCTGACCCCGCAGTGGACGGACGGCGTGATGGAGCGCCTTGCCGCGGGGGAACGGATGGGCGGCATGGCTGAAGCCGCCGCTCCGCTCAAAAATGTCCGCATCTGGCAATTGAAGCCGGATACGGACGTGTATATGAAGTTTATCTCCTATGAGGAAACGGTGCGGCAGTTCGGGGAGCCGTCCCCGGAGCATTACCGCGTTGCCTATGACGGCCAGCTGGATACCAACGATCTCGAAGCCATCTACACAAGATGCAATGTGAATCATCCGCCCGGTTATGACGGACACTCCCTGTCCATGTCCGATGTGGTGGAGCTGTATGACGCAGAGGGCAGCGAATTTCACTACTGCGACCGCTTTGGATTTCAGAAAATCAGCTTCGGGGAACCGGAGCAAACCCAAACCATGGGTATGCGTATGTAGGCAGCCGTCGGCTGTCTTTTTTCATGCCCTCATCATTAGAACGGAGGAAAAAAATGAAGAATCTATTTTGCAAGCTTAAGAAAAAAATCGGCACGGCAGCTGCCAAAAGTCGCTCCATCCTCACGGGGAACGCCGGGGAGGGCTACATTGACACCGCGATCAAAATTCTGATTGCCGTTGTTTTGGGCGCTTTGCTCCTTGCGGGGCTGTATGCCCTGTTCGGGGAAACGGTGCTGCCAACCCTTGTGCAGCGCATTAAAGAGATGTTCAATTACGCCGGTTAAAGATGCCGGACATTTTGAGAAGGAGGAAAGATC